GTCAACAACATCATAATATGCATTATTCTTCAACTTCATAATACGGCAACGTAACTCTTCAATACTTACTTGATTTCTAGGCATAAAAATAGACCCTCTACGGTATGTAGAGAGTCTAGTCTTAACTTGGTGATGGTGCATACACTGGTGTTAGCATTCCACCATCTGAACCATCGTCGTCTTCGTCTTTACTTGCTAGTGCAAGCATAATAAAATAGGGAGTAATAATAAAAATTAGTGTTTGAAGTAGTGTCCAATCGTAAGTCATGATCGTTTTGCTACTGCTGCGATAGGAATAAGCACCAGCAAAGCTGCTACTATAAATCCCATCACCAGATACCAGGAATGATGTTACCTGTTACTGCATACGATCCCATTGCTGCAACAACACCGATCATTGCTGCCCAACCATTAATGCGTTCTGCTTTTTCGTTCATTGTTTTTCCTCTAGTGTTTTGTTGTAGATAACGACTCTGCCATTTTCGTGAGTGAATACAAGTTCATCATCGTGCCCCCAGCAGAGTTCTTCGTATAGGGCATTTAGTTTGGAAACATCTTCAAACAATTTATTTGAATCAGTCATAACAATACTTATCAAAGGTTCTTCGGATATTTTGTGTGATACTTAGACCGCCAATAAATTCCTCAAGAACACAATCTTCATCGTCACCTTTAATTACAAGAAGTACAGGTGTTGCAGTAACACTATACTTTTTTGCAATTGCTTTTTCTTCTTCGTTAGGTTCTGATCCTACATCTTCAAGATCAACATATTCAATAAGGTCAGTACGTTGATCTTTGATAGATTTAAGATACTTATCGACGAGCATGCATGGTCCACAGGACTTCTTAGAAAATAGTAAAAATTTATTCTGCATGATGTTGCTTTAGTTCTGGATTGGGTTGAGATGGTTCAAAAGTATTGCGATCAAGATTCTTGATTACAATAAAAGCATCTTTATTGTATTTGCGAGTACCTTTTGGCGATTGCCATTTTTTGTTGTACTCTTCACCAACATCAATACCAGAAACAGATGTACCACCAATCTCAACTGCAATGTTATCTCCATGTTCCCATTTAAGGGTAGTAAGAGTTTTATGCAGTTGATCAATCCAACTAGATTCAGTCAAAATTCTTTCCTCAGGGTCAAGTGATCCGTGCATCAGTAAAGTTCTTCCTCTTTTTCAGTTTCAATTACACAATCAGAAGTAGGATATGCCACACAAGTTAGCACAAATCCTGCATCGATTTGATCATCATCAAGGAAGGACTGGTCGCCTTGGTCAACGGTTCCGCTAACAATTTTACCAGCGCATGAAGAACAAGCACCAGCACGGCAGGAGTAGTTCATATCGATACCTGCTTCTTCAGCAGCATCAAGTACGAACTGATCATCTTCACAAGAGATGATCTGTTCACCATCAGGGGTGCGGAGAGTTACGTTAAAGGCCATTAGTAAGTTTCAGATAGTTGTTCTACAGAGTATGCCAACAATACAAAGAAGGCAATACTAGTCATTGTAAATAATGTTGCAGTCATTGTCAACCCCCCAATTCAAGAAAAAATTTGGTGTTGTCACTTGGTGTGTTCTCGTAGATAGAAGAATCACCATATGTTTTATGATCTTTGTATCCAACCATACGACCCTTAGTATTTTGAAGAGCAGGTTGGAATACGATAAAGAAAAATACTCCTGGGGCACCAATTAAAAGGGCACCACCAATCACATAGTAAGTAAGAATTTCAAGAAGAGAATTTTCCATCAGATACCGAATGCTCCAAAGAAGAAAAGACTACCAGTCGTTGCGTAAGAAATGACTGCCGCTACGAATCCTAGCATAGCAGTGCGACCATTGAGTTTTTCAGCACGCTCAGCATATGTCTCGTAACCATAACGCTCAGCGTCGGTCTTAGTGACATACATTTGAGGTTCTTTGGCAAACATGTTCTGTTGCCCAAATTCGTTAGTTGTTACAGTCATGTTACAAAGTGTTATAAAACTTTACATATTATATAGTAAAAAAGAAGGTCTGTCAAGACCTCCTTTGTATCAGTTACTACTTATACTCAAAACCTGGGGGTAGTGTACCAAAATATGGGTTATATTGAAAAATAGTATTCCAATCTTTAACATCCATTGCTTGTTTATACCAAAAATCATACACTGCTTGATATGAATTTTTATGAAAAGCCTCTACATGATCAGTATGAATAGAAGAACCCAATTCAGTCTTATAAAGAAATAATGGGATTGCAAATGTATTGCCAGAATTATAAATCAAATCATCTGCAACTGCTCTTGGTTTGACACCATTATCAATTTTATAAAGATCTTCTCCACGTACATGAAGTCTCAATAACTTTTCAGCATGATGTCTTGTAATCATATAACATGCGGTAGAAAAATCATTCACAAATCTACGATGCATGTTTATATGAATCTGAGTGGTACTAATAATTGCTAGTTGAATTACATCATAAGCATAAGGAACATTTCTGTAAAAATCTTTCCAGGAAAAGTGCCAAAACTTTACAGTGTCAAGATCACAATCATCTTCCATCATAATAGCACAAGGAGAATCACTGTTCTCATACCAGTACTTAATTGCCTTAAGATGAGATGTAGTACACCCAACTTCACCAGAATTCATTGAATCCGGATACCTACCCTTTAAGATGTGTCCAAGATCATCATCTCTCCCATCATAAGCAGAGATTCTAGTATAATCTTCTATTTCCCAATATTTAAATTGGTTCTCCATATATTCTTTTCTTTCAGGTTGACCATCAAGATTGATATAATAAATTGGAGGAAGATTTTTTAGTTTATGTGCCGCTTTGTTTTTATCCATTATTTTAATGTAAAGAGATCAGACTCATCTTTTTTGCTAACATTAGGAGATTTTGGTGTGATGATTTCAGAATTGCAACCACCTAACCACCAAGCAACTTCTGAAAAAGTACTTCCCCATGTACCTATAATTTTATCACACTTTGATAATAGTAGGCAATCAATAAACCCATCTACCACCAATTGAATATCTTCATAATGAGAATCATATGGATGAAAATAATTTTCATGTGATTTTTGCTCATGTACGATTATTCTTTTGCCATATTTTGCTTTAAACTCTCTAACTACCTCTGGATTATCAGAGCATAAAAATATCTTTTTATCCGAATCAAATTTTTCAATCTCATCTTCAAATAATTTATTATCATGCCAGTTTAATCTTGGTGGCCCTGCACTCCACCAAGATCTGATGTGAACACCAATTACATTTGACCAATCTTCCAAAAAATTATCAGCATATTCAATAATATCTGAATTTATTTCTATCCTCGAAAGAGACTTTAAATATTTTTCAATAAAATACTTTGGAGTATCATGATACAAAAAATCAATTGTTTTATACTTCTCAATATAGTTTTCTTCTTCTGGAAGAACATTTAGTCTCCAACCACAAGCACGATCTTTCTCTTCAAAATCTTCCTTATATTTTATTGATGGAAAAATATAAGAGTCTGCAAATACTTCAGTATTAACTTGATCATGTTCTGATAGAAGAGTCATGTAAGTTTTAATACGATTGCAGATTCCTTGCGCTTTTACGACAGTAGGGGAATTAGTCACTTAAAATATCCTCCATTAACTTATTAAAAATAACTGTTTTTTGCGCCAAAGGATCTTTTGATCCCTTCCAATTAGAATGCCAATTAGTTGCTGCCCTATAGTGTAAAAACTTATCATCTAGATGAAGTTCCATATTATATCCACCAGAATCTTTTTGCAGATCAATATCATTGAAATGCGTTGGATATGTTGGGAATTCTTCGTTAGTTTTTTTCATAACAACACCAGTATTCTTAAAATACCAGTATGTATGGCCCCCAACATCAGTCATCTCACCATCAACCACACCTTCAGAAAAATCAATATCTTTATCCTCAATCTTTGGCATATTGAAGAACATAATACCATTCCACATGTAAGTAACATGACCCCTTACCTGAGGAAGACCTGCAATAATTGCATCTGACATATACTCTTCAATATCAAACTCATCAATGAGGAACATATCAGAATCAAGAAAGAATACAATATCTTCAGTATGATTTTTCTTGATGAGATTATCATAAGTCCACTGAACCGTATGAGCACACGCTTGTGCCGGATTCATAGATTTAGTTGCAGGAGGTTTACGATAGTATTCAAGATCATTCAAAGAACAAGCAATTTCAAACTGCTGTGTAATCTCCGGTTCAATAGAGTCATCGACAATATGAAACTTATAATCGTTCTTTAAGAACTTACCGAACAATTTTTCCTGCAGAATTACAAAGTCAGGTCTATTTACGACAGATGTAAAAATATGAATCATAGTTGCTCCTTTACCCAATCCTCTAGTTTTACTTTTGGACTCCACCCAAAAGTATTACGCATCCTCTCATTATTAGCACAAGTAGTTCTAGACTCCCCAATGCGTGGAGGAATATTAGTAGTATTGTCAGAAATCATTGCTGCCACTTCATTTACAGAATAATTTACACCATTACCAATATTATAGACTTGTCCAAATGAATCTTCTTCACAATTACCGATTGCTGCCATGACATTTGCTCTGACAACATCACCAACGTATGTAAAGTCCCTACGCTGCTCTCCATCGCCCACAATGGTTAGAGGTTCCTCAGCAGCACGTTGACGAAGGAAGATGCCGATAACGGGAGCGTACTGCCCCTTAAGAGGTTGTCTCTCCCCATAAACATTAAAGTATCGAAAGATAACTGTATTCAATCCAAACAGATTGGTGTACATAGTACATAGTTTCTCACCGTTTGTCTTGGAGACTGAGTAAGGGTTTAAACAATCATCAGGTTGAGTCTCAACATTAGGTGCTTCATTGAAACCATATGCAGATGATGTTGAAGAATAGATAACTCTCTTCACACCCGCTTCTCTTGCACACTGAAGAACAGTGCAAGTTCCTACAGAGTTTACACTAACAGCTTTGATGGGATTTTCAATAGCAGGTTGAATTCTCGACTCTGCAGCTAGATGAAAAACATAATCAACACCGTCATACAATGGACGAGTATTATCATAATCACAAATGTCAAGCACATTGTTTTGTACTTTATCATTCCAATAAAACTCTTCATTAGATTTGGCACTTTGATTGTCGATAACGACAACTTCGTGACCCAGTTCTACAAGATAGTCCACAAGGTTAGACCCAATAAAACCAGCACCACCTGTTACCAGACTTTTAGTCATGACTAGATTTCTCCAAAATAGAATCGTAAATTTGTTGTTTTAGTTTTGTAGTTGAATAATTGTGTCCTCTATTCAACCAAACGATGTCAATGGGAATCTCTTTCCCAGTGTAAGATCCATCCATGTAATCATCACCTAAGAACCTAATATCATAGTCCTTGAGGTATTCCAGAAATGTTTCTTCTTTTTGATATACTACAATATCATCAATATATATGATTGATTTCAGAATCTCTTTTCGTTCTTCTACAGTTTGAACTGGAGTAAGTTTATGAAGTCTTTCTTCTGAAGGGTCATTATGAAGAGCTATTGTCAAATGATTGCAATGCCATTTCGCTTCTTTAAACATCCTAATATATCCAGGATGAATAATATCAAATGCACCAGCAACTATTCCTTTTAATTTTGGTTGTGATGCTGCCCACTTACTTGCTTCAACCCCCTTATCATCAATAAAGATATCGGCATTTGGTTTATGAAACATGGGTTCAAGTTCGTGGTACTTATATCCCCACATTGCCAACTGATTGCGTGTCAAATCACTATGGTCTATACCAGAACCTCTACCACGAGCAGTCATCATAATAATGTAATGACCTTGATCATATAAGTTATTGACTGCTCTCACCATCCAGGGGAGAGGAATAGCATTATGATAATCAGGTTTTCCATTTACCTTATTTGGTGTATGACACAGAGTGCCATCAATATCAAAACAATATCTCATACAACTCCGTGAAGAAAAATCTGATGAACACATTCTACCACACCATAAGACTCACTGTCTATATGGTAATTAAATACGGCATTTTTAGATCTTGTTCTTAGTCTATTGTTTCCATAAAATCCTGTAAGAACACCGTAATCAATTTCATTTTCATCACAGTATTTTTGACACTTAATAATGTTCTCAGACTCACCACCAGAGCTCATAAGGATAACAAGTGTATCATCCTCCACATGATACTCTAAAAATTTCAGGTATGCATTCTCATATCCAAAGTCGTTAGCAAGCATTGTAAGCATTGATGGGTCAGAAAAGATGGATACCCTCTTCTTTCCAAACTTCATATAGTCCTGAGAGATGTGTGATGCAACAGAATTACTACCACCATTTCCCAAGATGATAATTCTTTTATGGTTATCAAATGCTTCCTTAAATTTTTGAAACTCACATTCCATGTGAGCAGATTTAAGAGCATCTACATATTCATTAAATGGATTCACCCAATACCCCCTCAGACACTACGTCTATTTTAACAGAATCATATGGAAGAGTCAAAGAATTTTTTTCAGAAAATGTTAAAAAGAATCCTCCATTGCCTGCTCCACATAATTTATGTGCGATAACAGACTGGTCTATTTTAAGGTAATCATCAATCTCCCTAATACGACGATTCTCCGTAATACTAGTAGATGTATTCTTCTTTTGAATCCACCCTTCCTTAAAAAGTTTGAAGAATTTTATAAAGTCACAGTTTAAAATTTCCTGATGTGCTTTCTCAACTGTGTCAAGCAGAGGTTTGATTTTATCTAGATTATCAGTTACATTCTTCAGAACTTTTTTTGAATTCCTAGTTACACCGCTGAAGACAAGATGAACGTCATACCGATTGAAAATATCAGTATTCAAATACTCATATCTAATTCTATCATTCTCTAAGAATTCAATCCTCTTAAAACCACCGATACCACATCCATATGGATCTTGATATCCACAATAAGGATTAAATGACAATTCAAGTTCATGTGCCAACTTACAGATAGACTCGGAAGTCATATCTATTTTCTTAAAGATACAGCAAGCTTTGATAAGACTAATAATATAAGACGAAGAAGATGCCAACCCACTACCTTGTGAGTAAGCATCACTTGTCAGGGTTACCTGCACTGGAGGCATCTTGAAATATTCAAAAACAACTCTAACTACATCATTCTTGATTTCAGAAACACCACCTACCTCTTCTCTACGTGAATAATTGATAATGTATTTGTGTTGGTCTTTGTTAAATCCAAACTTATCCTGACTAATTGTCACATAAGTTTTAAGATTGGATGTAAAACTAATTACAGAACCATATCCATATTTCTTGACGAAAAATGGATTGTCAGTAGAACCTCCAAAAAGAGAAACTCGAAGAGGGCAGGAGGATATAATCATTAATTAACACGCTCAGGTAAAAACAACTGTTTGATTGGTTGGAAAATTTCAATAGACTGTTGTTCAGACAACTTATTATATGTTACAGTTTGATTTCCATCAGAACTTGTCTGATAGAAGTATGGATCATCAAATGCATAGACATTAAAGAATCTCATCACTTCAGCAACCTGAACATCATAGTAACTCTCAATTTCATATCCAGCAAAACTACATGCCTTTTGTGCCATATCAATCCACTCTTGTGTAAGATATAAAACAGCATGTCCACTCAACATGTTTCTAATTCTTACTATATTGTCACCCATGTCTTCATACTGAACACAAGGACCAGAGTGTCCATTCATCCTACCCCATCCAGAAATACCAAGATAAAAAGCATCTGTGTCATCAGGAATGTCAATTATAGGTTCCCAGTTTTTCAATGCAATGTCATCTTCCAAAAGAACGAATGGCCCTTTATTTTCTTTCAGAAAGTCAGCAACAGTTATAGCACAACCAGCAAAACCATTACTATGAGAAGTTGCTTCTACTCTAAAATAGTTCTCAATTTCAAGAGAAGATAGAAGTTTTTCCATCCTCTCTTTTCTTTCAGGTTGTCTGTCTAGGTTGATGTAATAAAAAGGTATTTTTCTAAGATCTAAGTTCATTGTGATTTTTTTTCAAAGCAATAATTTTAGGTTCATAAGGATATTGAGGGTTTCCCATCATTTCCTCAGCAAAACAGTAAGTCGGCGTAAGAGTTACTGTGGGAGGATTATCAATCAAATATCGATTCATATGAGACTCATCGTGCCACAAAGCAATAACATCATTTTCAAGGTCTTTGGTTACACGATCTGCAATGACTTCTGCCATTTCAAGAAATCCTTTGGTACTACCACCATTAAATCCTCCAGCATAATAATACTCACCTTCTTCGCCAGGAGGAACATAAGCAAGACTCTTAGGATTTCTATCATATGTTCTATCACTCTTTGGATAAAAAGATTGATAAGGATGCATCGTTGCTACAAGATCACCAAAGACTTCTTCACCAACTTTGTCCACTAAACCCATATCCGCATCAAAGTAGTAGCAATAGTCAAACTGAGAAATAAACTCTTTCTCCTTCACGAAGTAATTATACCTCTTTAAGGTAGGCATTGGCCAAGGTTCGTGCTCAATCTGACTAATCTTTACATTATCAGAAGACTCTTCAATCTCATGGTCTGTAAACAAAAGACATTGAATATCATGTCCTTCCAAAAAATTTTGAGAAATATTTTCAAGCAATCTATCAATAAATTGAATGTACTTATTTGTTGCTATTGTCAATATACAAATTTTCATTTCAAATAATTCTCTGATTTACATTCTGCTTTATATAAAGAGCATCTCCCCAAGTATCTCCATCCCAAGAAACATCGACCCTTTTAAAATTAAACTCTGCTAGGTAGTCATCAATTTCTTCAATATATGCATTATTTTCATAAACTTCATCTCTATTAACTTCACAATAAACATAATCAACTTTTTTCAAAGTTTCTTTTCCACCTTTCAATACTTCAAGTTCATATCCCTGAACATCCATATTCAAAAAATTAAAATCTTGAGTATCAAAATTATCAAGAAGTTTAACTTCTACCGTTTCACGATCATTAAATAAGATATCTTTATATTGAGTAAGATGTTTTTTTGGTTTTAGAATAGAACTACTAAGTCCATTATTACTACTTATGTACATCTCAACAGTTTTTTCTTCCGATCCAAGTGCCACTTGGTGCCCATATATGTTGGCATTTAGATTTTGACAATTTTTTCCAAGAACTTCAAAATTTTTAGACAAAGGTTCAAATACAATAATATTTTTGATGCCCTCAGAGATGTATTCTCTCATCTCTTCACCAAAGTGTCCACCAACATGAATAATACCTTTTATATCCATGCCGTATTTTTTTCTCATTCCACCAAAACTAATCAGCATTTTTCAATCCTCTTTGCAATTGTATTTAAACACCCATCCCAAGTAAGATGTTTCTCATAAACTTTTTGACCATAGTCAATCATTTCCTGGTGCTTTCCAGATTCTAGTATAGCATCTACTCTTTCTGGTATACTATCTATTTCATTTTCATTTACGAGTAAACACATTTTTTCCCACTCAATTTGATCAGTAAATGGTAACCAAAATTCGTCCGAAATATAAATGGGAATGCACTGCATTTGTATTGCTTCATACATTCTATATGAAGCTGGTCCAAATCCTCTAGGTGCCAAAGCAAACACAGAATTGGAGAGTATCTCTCTAAATTTACGGGTTTTAAAATCACCAGATTGATATGAATTCATAAAAAATTCATATCCCTCAAGATTATTGAGAGAGTCGAACATTTTTTGTCTTATTGGATGAGTTACAATTCCAGCAAATCCAACTTTATTCGTCCTAGTTTCTTTTCCAACAGTAGGATGTGGTTCACATAGTAATGGGATAGGTTCATATACAGAATTATTTCCAATCGGAGAATTAAACTTTCCAGATGAACCGAAAATAATTGAATTGTCAATTGGAACTAACGTTCCCCCATCATATTGAACAATAGTAAAAAACTTTTCGTTTGGATATTTTTGTGTTAAATTGGAACAAAAATCAATCAAAGGTTTTGAATTCAATCCATACTCTCCACCTGGATTGATGTGCCAAGATGTCCATTGAATTGGAATATAAATGTAGTCAGAGTCTAAATCTTTTTTTGTGGTGAAAAAACTAAAAGCCCTTTCCTCAATCATTGGATTTGATCCTTGATGTGGAGGATATTGGACTGGCATTTTAGGAAGAAATTCCCTAGGTACATCAACAATGCGTATCATAATTGTTTAATTGCAGTTTCATAATAGTTTACAGATGCTTGTGAATTGTTTCCACAAGAGTGCCAATTGCTATCAGATCTAAGTCTATGATTGTGTCTAAGTCCTTCAACTATTTTAACCTTTCCACCACTCTTTAACCAATAGTAAAAAACAGCAGCAGTGTCAGCATGTAGTAAAGGTGTTTCAACATTTTCATAAGGTTCTTTCAAAACCTCAGTATATCTATCTTTATTAACAATATAGTTGCCAGAATTTACTAACCAACCAAACCATTCAATATTACCCAGGATACATTTCTTACTTTCCTCAATACCAATTAAATCATATCCAAAATTATAATCAGATACAACTTCAAAGTCATTAGCACCATCATGCTTACAACAGAGATGTTGTGGAGAATAAAAAATATTAGGATCGCTATCTGGTATTCCTCTCATGAGTTGATAACTTTCTTCAAATGGATAATTATCACTATCTAATAGATATACCCATTCATTGGAACAGTTTTTTACTGTCTGGTACTTATTTCTAAATGCGCCTACATTTTTAGTATTGGAAAATAACTTTATCTTTTTAGAGTTAATATTTTCTATTTTACTTTTAAATGTTTGAAAATGTTCTGGAGATGAACAATCATCATTAACAACAATTTCATCAATAAAATCATCATCTAAAGCATATTTTATACAATCATCAAAATATTGAGATGTATTGTATGTTGGAAGAGCAAGACTAATTTTTTTCATTATGAAATATTAAAAGAGTACATTTCCAATAGTTGTTGTTCAACTGTCAAATCCACAGGACGCCCATAAATTGTTTTCAAACTTCTATCACAATAATCAACCATCACCGGATTTATTTTGTTGTTCAAATTATATATCTGATTAATAAATGAGGTCAATTGATATTTACTAACAGTATCCTTAGAGTGATAGTGTCTTACACCATCCCAATATGATTTTGAATTAATAATTGAAACTATTTCTTTAGTCAATTGTAAACATGTCAATCCATTCCAAAAATGGTTCAAGTATCCGTTTATAGTTGTATTCTTATTGGTTTTTACCCATTCAACCAAAGATTTTTTATTCAGTAGTTCTTCACCTATAATTGATGTGCGAATTACAGTTACATTATTTGGCTCTCCCAAAGATTTACTTTTGCCATAATCATCAAGACAATCATGAACACTAAGTTCTGTATATGATCCTTCTTTACCACTAAAAACACAATCTGTAGTAACATGAATTACATGACACTTGAGAGAAGACAGAAAATGTGGAAACAATGAATTAACTCTAATCAATTCATTTGCAGTATATGATCTTTGCTTAATAACTCCTGCAGCGTTCACAATAACATCATCATCATTAAAACAATACTTATCGGTGATGTTGTTAAAGTCTTCTAATAAATCAACATCTTTTCTTGTAATAGGAACTACATCAAGAAAAGAACTCATATACTTTGTAAGGTATCTTCCCAACATTCCATTGGCACCAAAAATGTAAACTTTCATAATTATTTGTAAGTAGATTTAATTAAGTAGAGAATAGTATCGTCCTTACATCTCACAAAAGCATTTGGGTATGGATCTTGTAAGGATCTAATTTTATCAAAAAGTTCTTTTGATGTATAGTTAGAAAAGTCTTCTAACTTTATTTCACTCATATATTTTTTTCTTCTTTTAAAATAAGAGGATTTAGAATTGTCTTGGTCAATAAGATTTAAAGATAAATTTTTCAAATCTTTTTCGATAATTTTTGTACACCCCTCTACACCAATACTTATAATTTTTTCAAAAACTTCATACAAATCACAATCTTCAATACCAAATTGTCTTTGAAATACTATTGGTCCAGTATCAATTCCAGTATCCATCAAAAATAAAGTAACGCCACTAATAGTTTCCCCATTTATAATCTGATGCTGTATTGGACTTCCGCCCCTATACTTTGGCAATAGAGATGGATGCAAACATATACATCTATTAGAATTTACTATAGATTCGTCTACTATACTACTCCAACCTATAAAAAAAATTAAATCATATTTGTAGTTTGATATTAAATATGAAAATTTGTTATCAGTATTGCAAACGGAAAATACAACATCTTCAGTTTTAAACTTCTCTTGAATTTGAACACATATTGAATCAGACCATTCTCTATATGAGCATAGTAAAATGCTTTTCATTAATCAACCCATCTAATAATTTGAAACGATTCTGCACTCGGCATGTTGGATTGAAATCCTCTCAAATAAGCCATCTGTCTTAGAGTATCAGGACCTCTATGTCCCCTGACCTGTGATTTTAGGAAGTTATATGAAAAAACTTTATCGTCAATATCTAATGGAGAGAAGTAATTTGGTTTAAAAGAACTATTGAGATCATGAGTACAATCCCACAAAAAACTGTGAACTTCTTCATAAACTAAAACTTTTTTAACGAAAAAGTTGATGTCATGATGACGAAGAGCAACTAATGCTGCATCATAAACTGCAATGTGATCTTGATTATAGGATGGATAAGGAATAAAAACTTTATCGGGTTTAACCTTATTAATTTGCTCTTCAAAAATAGGTATCAAATCTTGCATTACATAGTTGTTTACCTTGTTCTCAAGATATACATCGTAACTAAATCCACAGTGATCGGAAAGATTTTTTAATTCTTGCAATCTTTCCTCTCTACTCACCACATGAAATACATCAACACCACACTCAACAACGTGAGCATCTTCATTCAAAAAACTGAAGCATCCCAATAACTCATCATCAACATGAGGAGATATTACTAGTGTTTTTTTAGTGGTCATAATTTAAGGTTTAAAAAAGTTTTTTTCTTTCAAGATTGAATATAGCATGTTTTTGTCAATAACACAATCTTCTGAAGAGTATTGATTATTTGGAAAACTTACTTCATCGTAAATATTCGTTTGATGCATCAGATAATGATCATTAAATTTTTTCATTCTCGCAACTTCATCTTGAGATGCCATTATCTCATGTATTTTTTCACAACTCCTTGGTTGTGAAACATCATACTTCAATCCAAACTCTTCTTTAAAGATTTCAAAAAGATCAGAGACTTTCATACTATGTAAAATGGGAATTACATTATATCCATCAGTTTTAAGTCCAATCTCAATTAAATTAATAGCATCATCAACATTGATAAAAAATCTAGTCATCTCTTCACCATACAAGGACAAACTAAACCCCTCCTTTATACTATGCCACATCAAAGGAATGATGCTACCAGTACTATTCAAAACATTCCCATAAACTGCCGTGCTCAGTCTAACATCACTTTTACTAGAATTTGAAATAAACGATTCACCTGCAACATATTTCATTGCACCATATATTGTAGTTGCAGATCTGCTTTTATCACTTGAAATAAAACATGATGACTCAAACTCATTTTCCTCAGAGCACCTCCTACTATTAAAGGCACCATTAACAATCACCTGATTTGCTTCTTCATAGTTATCATGACAAGCTTGAATCTGTTTAAATGAAGCAGTAAAAATTCCAACATCATGATTTTTACTGGCACGTTTCATTAAATCATAATTCCTAACATCACCACAAATACATTCCAAATTTGGATACTTTTTCTTTAGATGATATTGCTTTGATTCATCTCTAGAATAAACCGTGATATGATTTTTATCATAAAATCTCTTAATTATTGACCGTCCAAGAAAACCAGTTCCTCCTGTCAAGAATATTTTTTTGTTTTCCATAATTAAAATTAATCAATATCCTTTAATAATTGGACGATTTCCAAACATAGAAGACGCAGAAGGTCCAGACCCTGGCCTATCTGTTTGGTTATACATATATCCTAGCACAGAATCATCCCATTTTTTCCAAGAGTTTCTAATATCATCTCTTCTTTCACCAATCATCGAGTCCCATTTATCATACTTTGGTTCTGGGCAATTTTTAATAACACGATCTCCAAGATGTGAATATTTTCTAGACCATCTTGGTTCAGATTCATCACATCCAGGAGGGCCATTCAATGGAGATTTTGGATACACTTTGCAATGCATATCATAATTACCCTCTAAACTTTCATATATGCACAAATCATTATACTTGTGTCTATATACCCAATCTCTATCTTCCCATCCACCCAAATAGAACTCTTCATCAAACCAACCAATAGTTCTAATAAGTTCTTTGGAAAATGCCATGAATGCACTATTAAAAATATACACTGTTGCATACCCATTTTCAAGAAGATTGAGTGTCTTTTCAACTTCTTCAACAGTAGGAAATAATCTATCATTCATTAAAACAATCCATTCAGTTGGAGAAGTTGCAACAGCATGATTTACCAACTCAGAGAATGATGGATACATACCAGGATGTCTATCAATTCTATTATTCCAATGAACTTTATATTTTTCTTCTAGAGGTTTTAATAAACCCATCTGATTGTCAACGATAGATCTATCATATCCACAATGCAAAGATATTGTGAATTCATCAATCTTAATCATAAATTTTTCTCAAAACAATTTTTTTACTGAATTATATATCATACATAAATGTATCTATCTTCATCATCAACAATTACATCTATATCATTTCCATCTTTACGATGTTGCCAATATTTTTTAGAAGTTCTTGGGTAATATATTCTAGTTGCATCAGACAACCAAGCAGCCCACCACGAATATGACGATTGAGATATTGCTATGTGTTTATAAGATGCAATATCAACAAAGTCTTGCCATTCACTATTAGATACAACTTTACAATTAAACACATCTTTTATTTCAGATATAAAAGAGTGATTTGGTTCATCGGTATAGATGACTGGAACTTTTTTAGAATCCTTTATTACATCGATATAATATTCAACTGGAAGATTATTATTGTCTCTATAATATTCCCCCAACCTAATATGAACTGCAATTAAGTCATCATCATATAGAGATCCATTTTTTTCAAAAGAGTATATTTTTTTCACATACTCTTTATAATTTTTTATATTTTCATAGACTTGATAATATCCATGAATACATATCATCCCTTTATGTTTAGATAATTTATCATAATCCATTTGCCAAATATCAGAACAAATGATTGGATTATCTTGAATGATTATATTATTATTTTCACCCAAATTAGATTCATAAAAATTTCCTGGTTTTTTTGCATTTAAAAAATACTTTGTCTTTTTAGATAAAATCCTACAACATGCGTATTGGAAAAGGTGATTTCCAAATCCAGAATTTATATCAGACTGTCCTCGGTATTGCAAATTAATCATAATATCTGTTAAACATAAATGTATCTATCTTCATCGTCAACGGTAAAGTCTATATCATTACCATTGTGACTCCAATAATTTTTATATGAAAGGGGATAATAAATTGTCGTTGCATCAGACAACCAAGCAGCCCACCACGAATATGTAGATTGAGATATAATAATATGTTTATGAGATGCCATTTTTACAAAATCATCCCACTGTGTAGGAGATTTTGATTCTACCCAAGTTTTATCAGAAGAAGAAATGTCACAATCAACTAAAGATTCTATTTCTTGAACATATGGATGTGTAGGTTGATCTGTGTAAATAATTGCTTTCTTTTTAGACTTTCTAATACAATCTACATAATATTCTTTTGGCAATTGATTGTTATGCCTACAATACTCACCAAGTCTAATGTGAACTGCTATTAAATTATCATCATAAAGATTTTTATCTTTTTCAAAAGAATAAAGATTTTTTACATATTCTTTATGGTATTTTATATTAGAGTATCTTTGAAAGTATCCATAAAAGTGTATTAATCCCTTATGCTTTGAAATACTATCATAATCAATACTCCACACATCACCACCAATCATCATTTCATTATTACTATATCTAATATCATTATTCTCTGGAGGATTAAGATCTATAAATTTACCTTCAATAGGAGGTACTCCATCCAAAAAATATTTTGTTTTATTAGATAAAATCCTCGCTACAGCATATTGCATCATCTGATTGGCAAGGTATCCACCATAACTAAGTTTTATCATTAATAATCATTCCTCCAGGGTTGACCGCCAGCAAAGTGGCGAATGATGACATCCTTTCGTTCTACCTGATTAATATTAAACGTACATCCAGATTCACCAGGCATCTCAGTCACGTTCCAGCATGTAGGTAACACCTCAACGTGTTTATACAACTCTTCTAAAGAGTATACCGTCCATTCATCTTTATCAGAATGCCAACCATAATGTGCAAGATTGTAAAATGGAATATTAGAATGTCTTTTTATACCAGCCAAAGAATACCAGGATGCTTGTTCTCTGAATATACTCCAAAAACTATCTCTGTGACCAAAGTATTCATGAAGAGTAATCTTATCCTTTAAATTCTGATACCTATTTTCATCAAGAAGATGATCAAGCATATTTTTAGACCATTCATTAACTTTGATGGAATAATTTCCCATACAATGAGTATTTCCAGAATCAATACAATAGGTAAATGATTTATTAGAAGGATAATCAACATTCAGTTTATGAATACACATATCAGCATCAATATGTGTTAGGGTATCTCCTTCTTTCAAAGTTCCATCATTTATAAGATCTCTAACAATAGTAAACTTCCACCAAGTTGGATGATCTCTAAACGGTTTATAAGGACCAAGATATTCCAAATATTCATAACCATGAATATCACAATACTCCCTATTCCTAGGAGAAAAATTAGTTTTAAAAAATTCTTGCCTCTGATCTGGGTAATTTGCAATTACCATTAAGTATTTTTTCATTTTAAAAAAGTAAAATTACCAAACTTTAATCCATCTACATTTTTATGTATATTGTCAGAACCAACCCAATTACTTGGCGCTATAACTTTTTTACTTTTAGATAACCATGCACCCCACCAAGAAAATGATGAATTAGCGATAATATGATATGTACAAAGTGATTGCAAACAAAGATCTACTCCACTATTGTTATCTTCAACAAAAATAAATCTATCTTGGTCAAACATTTTTTGATTTTTACACCAATCAATATCGTCAGAAAAAATCATGACGGTAAGTTCTTGTGGCAAAAGATCTAAAGATTTTTTATAAAAATCAATACTAGCTAAAGGATGATGATTTTGAAGTTGCACATAATCTGTTCTGCGAATATGAAGAGAAATTACTTCAGAATTGTCAAAATTTTCTCTAAACGCATCTTCAGTTGGTTCTATAATTTCATCTACAAAGGTAAATGCATTTCTTATATCTTTCTCAATGTGTTTAAAATATTTTTCTGTTTGAAAATACCCCATCAAACTAATATTATCTGGACACCTATCCCACAACAGTTCATCTAAATTGTAACTAGTTCTTTCCATTACTTTTGGAAAATTTGTTATGTTTCTGGGAGCATCAGGTATGTTAAAGCATTCAAACATAGTAATGTCAGAATTTTTAACCTTATCGTCTTTTGTACCGATTACCTCTTCTGGGGGAAGACAATAATCATAACCATGCTTTTGTGCCAATCCTCTTAAAGATGCATACTGGAACATTTGGTTACCAAGTCTCCCCAGATTTCCTAAATCGTCATTTGCAATCATCTGTAAATTAAATTATTTTCCAATGAGAAAGGTACAAGTCATCAGTATTGTGATTTATACAATCTCCAGCAAACCATTTCTTTGGAGCTACAACATTTTGACTATTTGCCAACCAAGCACCCCACCAACTAAAAGTACTATTACAAATTACATGATACTTACATTTACTCATAATATAAAGATCATAATATGCATTATCAGTTTCTGAAATAATAAATCTATCATCAGAAAATATGTCTTGTTGTTTTGCCCACTCAATATCATCAGTAAAAACAAGAACTGGAATATCTGTAGGAAACTCACCCAGACCGTCAATATAGTATTGATTATCCTGAACGGGATGATTTGGATTTTTTAGAAAATCATTTCTCCTAATATGAATAGCAATCGAATCTTTATATTGATCAACTATATCAGAACAATCGTCTTGTATTTCTTTTTTAAATACAAAGTCATTGGTTCTCAATTCATCCTCTATATTTTTAAAATATTTTTCAGATTGAAAAAATCCAACAAGATTGTAATCTCCATTTGATAGAGCCTCTACTAATTCACTATCATAATGAAAAAATCTTTCATTGACATTTGTATATGATGATATTCCACGATAACATTTTATATCAAAAGCTTCATCGATATTACTAAAAAGATTTTGATAATAATGCTTACCAAAAATATTACTTGGAGGAATACAATATTCAGTATTATATTTTTTTGCAAATGCCTTAACAACAGAATACTGAAACATCTGGTTCCCCAGATGTCCATTATTTCCCAGATGATTGATAGAAAAACTCATAGTAAAGAAAGAATATCACTAAGTAAATTTATTTCTTGTTCTCCAATGAAATGATTATTTCCTAGGTAAATTCCATTGTAGTGGACAAGATCTACATTAAGTTCTTTTTTACTAGTAGTTATAGAATAATCTTTTAGGAATGGTTGTTTAAGCAAATTTCCACCAATAATAGGACGGTGTTCAATACCATTTTGATCAAAGACTTTTCTCAACCTATGAGCATATCTAACGTCCTTACAAATAATTGGGAAGCAAAAATTACTCACTCCCTCGTGATACTTAGGTACATAGAATAAGTTTGGATACTTTTCCATCAAAGAAATAAACATTGAATAATTTTTATTTCTTTTCTCAATATATGAATCAAGTCTGTTTAATTGAGATAGTCCAAGAACTGCACTAAGTTCATCATTTCTAAAATTATATCCATCAGTAACAAATAAAAATTGTTTAGAAATATCTGGATACATCTCTTTATATCGATCAAACATTTCAGATTCTCTTGCAAGACCATGAGAACGTTTGATTCTCATCAAATCATAAAGTTCATAATTGTTGGTAGAAACTATTCCACCTTCAATTGTAGACATATGATGTCCAAAATAAAAACTAAAGGTTGCTCCAATACTATCAGATCCTACTTTAGATCCATCGGCATTTTTACATCCATGAGACTCGCATACATCATCAATAATTAAAGCATTTGGAAATAGTTCAGAATACTTACTGTTATTTGCAGGAAATCCTATCAAATGTGTTGTAAAAATTAATTTAATATCTGGATGTTCTTTTGCAATGTACTGCAAATCTTCTTCGCAGAAACTAAAATTATCTAAGTTAATATCACAAAAGATTGGTGTAAATCCTAACTGAATAACTGGACCAATATTTGTTACCCAAGTATCTGCCGGTACTAATACCTTGTCGCCATCTTTTAAACCATAATATTCTTTTACGGATGCAAGTAAAAGATAATTCGCGGTACTTCCAGAGGAAACAAATAGTGAGTGTTTACAACCCAACCACTCTGACCATTCTTTTTCAAAACTTCTAACTTTCCTACCATTAGTAAAACGATCAGAAGTTAATACAAACTTTGCTAGATTATATCTGTCACCTAGAGTGACATTGTTTTTCATTAACGGCCATTTATAGTTCATTTTTATACCACCTGTATGTTTTTTCAATTCCATCTTTTAATTCAATTTTAGGTTCCCAACCAAGTGCTTTGATCTTATCTACATTTAGGAGTTTTCTTGGAGTCCCATTTGGTTTACTAGTATCCCATTCAATTTCTCCAGCAAATCCAACAACATCTGCAACTGTTTCAGCAAGTTCTTTAATAGTTACGTCGGTTCCAGTTCCAACATTAATAATATCAGAACTATCATAATCACGCATACAAACAAAACATGCTTCAGCAAGATCATCGGCATGAAGAAACTCTCTTCGTGCTGAACCATCACCCCAAAGAGTAACTTTATTGTTTTCCTCATAAAACCTACGAATCATGGCAGGAAGAACATGAGAACTTTCTAAATCAAAGTTATCATTAGGTCCATACAGATTAGTAGGCATAACAGAAATTGCATTGAATCCATATTGCTTACGGTATGCTTGGCACATTTTAATACCAGCAATCTTTGCAATAGCATATGAATCATTAGTTGGTTCCAGAGGACCTGTCATCAAATACTCTTCCTTGATTGGTTGCTCACACATCTTTGGATAGATGCAAGAAGATCCAAGGAACAAAAGTTTCTTGACACCATACTTACGTGCAGCATGAATGATATTTGACTGAATCATCAAATTATCATAGATGAAATGTCCAGGATAATCCCTATTTGCAACAATACCACCAACCTTTGCAGCAGCAAGATAAACATATTCAGGCTCATTGATTCTGAAAAAATCTTCTACATCTTGTTGATTACGTAAATCCCATCGATAAGATGGCGATGAAATAATATTAGTATACCCCTTCATATGAAGCATACGGACGATTGCTGATCCTACAAGTCCTGTATTGCCAGCAACATATACTTTACTATTACTGTCCATAGATACACATATCCTCAACTAGTTCCTTAAATGATGTTTTGGGTTCCCAACCCAATTTTTCTTTTGCCTTGGTAGGATCTCCAAGTAAAGTCTCTACTTCTGCGGGACGGAAATACTTAGAATCAACTTTAATAATCGGTCTCTTCGTATTCCAATCATATCCAACTTCATCCAATCCTTCACCCATCCATTCAATCTGCATACCAAAGATTGGTGCAGCAGCTTCAACAAAATCACGAACAGAGTATTGTTCACCAGTTGCAATCACATAATCATCAGGTTCATCCTGTTGAAGCATCAACCACATTGCCTCAACAAAATCTTTTGCATGTCCCCAATCCCTCTTTGCATTGAGATTGCCAAGGTACAAGCAGTCTTGAAGACCTGCAGAAATTCTAGACAATCCTCTTGTGATCTTACGAGTTACAAAAGTTTCACCACGTCTTGGCGACTCATGATTGAATAGAATCCCAGAACTACAGTGCATTCCATAAGACTCTCTATAGTTTTTTATAATCCAATATCCATAAACTTTAGCACATCCATAAGGAGATCTGGGATAGAAAGGTGTAGTTTCTGACTGTGGTATTTGCTGAACTTTACCATACATCTCAGAAGTAGATGCTTGATATATCCTAACTTTACCCTCCATACCCAACAAACGGACTGCCTCAAGCACTCTCAGGGTTCCTAGAGCATCTGTCTGTCCTGTGTACTCAGGCATCTCAAACGATACCTTTACATGACTCTGAGCGCCCAGATTATAAATCTCATCTGGTTGAACTTGCTGAATAACTCTGACAAGATTAGTAGAATCTGTTAAATCTCCATAATGAAGATTAAGTTTATCGTAAATATGATCAATACGATGTGTGTTAATCAGAGAAGCGCGACGGACAATACCATGAACTTCATATCCTTTTTCGAGGAGAAGTTCTGCTAAGTATGATCCATCTTGCCCTGTGATACCAGTAATTAGAGCAACTTTCATCTATAAAAATACTTTGTTCAATTATACTAAAAAAGGACGGTTTATGCAACCGTCCTATGTAGGTCTTGCAGGCTCGCCACTTATTCTTTAACAGGAAATAAGAAACCTGGCGGGAGCATAAAACCCCATCCGCACCACTTGCTCTTAGGAAAAGCAAGAAACCTAAGGGTCATATGACTCCACCAGTTCTGTTATAGTCCATCCGTGACTAATGTCTCAGATGGTTTCTACTGACTCAAATTCTTGACTCAAGACATCCATCAAAATATCATAATCATCAAGTGGTTCTCCAGAGAACATTACTCCAGATCCTTCATAATAGCGAAGAACTTTTTTATAAAGTTTTGGGTTTTTCACATCTAGATAAAAATCTCCATTAGCAGCAGCACGAAGGGTGCTGATGTCTTTCTTGAATTTCTCAGTCAGTGTCATTGTCCGTTTTGGTTACCTGTATATTATAGGGTATCAAGACTATGTAGTCAAGAGGTATGCCTGTTAAGAACTTACAAATGTGATCGTTCCACCCTTACCAAACCTGATTCCTCTTGTTTCATCATAATAGTAATACAGGGTCCATTTATCAGAATTTAAAGTATATGCACCATTATCAATTACTTGTTGCCAGGTATATGAAGAGTCTACATGAGACTTGAATGTATCTGACCATATATCAAGACTAAATCCACTTTGATTTTCAGGAAATTGATTAGTATCATCCATACTTCTAAACGTTACATAATCTCCCTGATATCTTCCAATGTAAGAAGGTGCAAAATCAACGTCAGAAGGATCACTGCCTGTAAGTTCATCAGGATCTGTAGCAGTTATAGTTGATGCCATACCAGCGGTCACTGCAGCACCAACTGAAACATTATAAATGATTCCCGACCACGTAGTAGAATTGCCTCCAGAGGCACCACTAATCGTATAAGTTATATCAGCCACTTTTTATTCTCGCTTTTGACTTATTTATTGCTGTAGGGTTATTTTCAACCAAGGGAATATAGGATCGATTACTCCAATAAGTCGAAGCAGACCCTCAGCAAAAAGTGCAAGAACAACCCAACCAACACAGAAACTGATAATTGAAGCATTACGATTGTGTCTGCGTATTGCATCATCAATCATCTCCTGACATTCTTCTTTTGTCACATGATGTATAGGTTTAATTTCATCCATTCTATGAGACATCACTCTCTTCACCCATTTTCTCAAGATCTTCTAATCGTTTTACCCATGTATCTCCACCTTCCATACCTTTTTTAGGATTAATACATTGGTGATCACCCAAGTTATTACATACTAATCCTGCTAAATCTAATTCACTACCTTTGTTACCTGTTCCAGACCATCGATGCTCTCCGTTTATCCAGATTGCATTACATTTAGGACATTCCTTCCTCTCAAGTTTGAGGTCGGACAGTTCCCTGTCATTGGTCATGTTTAATCTCCTTGATAAGTTTGGTGTAGTATTCTGTGTCTTTAAGTAGTCTTTTCCTCAGTTTCCTCTGAAAGAAGAACATGCGAATTTTGACTATGGCATATTTAAATTGCAAATCAAAATATGCAAAGACTCTCAGCGTACCCTCTACCCCGTCATATGCTATCATCAACGAGATGATGATAAGGAATATATAAACTCCCAAAAGAGAAGATGTATATGCAGTAGATGGATCCATTAAGGCACAGTGCTACGTTTACTTATAAATTCTATATAGGGTAAACACAGATGTCAACAGTTATGTGTTCATATAAACACAAAGTTTTACAACAATCCAAATAAATTGTTAAATTTGCTACCTAATTTCAAAGTCTAACTTACGAACCTTACGCTTTCTTCTATCTTCTTGCCAGCGAATATCTTCGTTTGTTAATACGCCAGATTCTTTGTTTTTTGAATAACTATTCAACATAACAATCTCACCCAGGTCCACTGCTGAAATCTTATCACCACGAATAGTTGCCATGTTCGGACACCCGCAAGAAACGGTCTTAGTTGGGTGCCCCACTAACTCCTTTCCACAAGAGCGGCACCTTATTTTTATATTATCCATTTTATAGTTTTGGTTACTTCTTCAGTTTTTTACTATTTAGTCAACCCTCCCATAATTATCTTTAAGTCTTACAATATCTTCTTCCTTACACTTACCAACTTGAGTTTCAATAATCACAAGTTCTTCTTCAGCAGTAATTCTATGAACTGTTCTGATTGGTATCACTACAGTTTTTCCTGGAAATAGTGATCCTTCTGTTCTGCCAAGGACATATTCACCAATACCAGAAACAACAACCCAACTTTCCAATCTATGATTATGGTATTGCAAAGAAATAGACTGACCATCGTGAATGACCAGCCTCTTAACTTTATATTTTGGTTCATCAACTATAACTTCAAAAGATCCCCACGGTTTTTCAATCTTCATTCATTAATTTTATTCTGTAGTATATATTCAACCGTATTCGCCACATCGTTCATAGCATCTCTAAGCATTGGCTGCTGTCCAGAATGCTGTTCAATCTTTGTGACACCATTTCTAAATTCTTCAGATAGAGTCCATCTCCATTGACTCATACTCTTTGAATACCATAAATTAATTTTCATATACAAAAATCCATTGCTACAGAAGTTCTAGGTAAAGTTACATTATTTGGAAAAGTATGTTCTATTCGCGTATCAAAAACTATCACAGAATTTTCTTGACCTTTGATCTGATATTCTTTTCCATCAATTTTAAACATGGTTCCCAAATTTTCTGGATTCTCTAAGTAATAAACTAATCCTATCTGAGTATTAGGTCCATGAGAATGCCAGTTAATATAATCCATACTTGGATCAGAATAATTAAACCAAAATGTACGATAATTTACTTTCAGTTTATGCAACTTAGCCTTTTTTACAATCTTATCTATTAAGTGACCTTCACCTCTAGATCTCAAATAAATTTCTATATCGTTATCTGATTGTAATCCAGGATGAATGTCTACAAGAGGTCCCCGACAAACTTCAATCTTTTTAATATATTTTTTAGATATTTTCAATAGTTGTTTACGTTCGGATTCTGTTAAAACATTTTTATATACTTTAATGTTATTTTTAAGTCTAAAAAACAATTCACCATATAAATTCATTTTCATTTTAACCAGTCCTCAGGTAAATATTCGGCACATTCGCCAGGGTTTGCTCTACAATACTTTCTCACTACACCATGAATATCATGTTCCATTGTATGGTGTGCATGATTATGCATCACACCAATAATGATCAAAGTTCCCACCAACAAAACATTAAAGTGAGTAACAGGGGAGAGTAAAATCCTTTTCATAAAAAAAGGGGTGCCGTCGCACCCCAGTATAACATCTAGATGGTTAGTTGTAAACTCAGAAGGACCAGGTTGCACCGACCTTAGTACCATAACCGTTGTCGGCATCATCAATGCCGCCAGCGAAAGCAAACTCACCATAGATGCTCAGAGCTTCGGTAGCAGCAACGCTAGCACCAACTTTACCAGAAACGACGGTGTCACTTTCACCACCGTCACTTACAACGAAAGAAGGCCCGACTTGAGCGTAGTAACCTACTGCACCAATTTCACCAGCATAGCCTACATGAGCGTCTGTAGTTGTTCCGGTGTAATCTGAACCCGTGAATCCAGAATTTGCTTCCACATTAACATATGGACCAGCAAGGGCAGGTGCTGCCATTAGGGGAGCAGCGGCAGCAAGAGCGATTGCAGATTTGATCATTTGTTTAACCTCGTTTGTTTTACTTGCGGAATGGTTACCCGCAGATGAAAAGAACCTCGACTTGGTTCTGTTGTTACCTTCTGTAATATTATGACAAAAGGTTAAGTATTTATACGGAAAACTTTTTAGGGTTTACCGAAGCGAATTACGGGGATCGAACCCGTGACACCAACTTGGAAGGATGGGATGTTACCGCTACACCAAATTCGCAGTGATGAAAGTATAAGACAACCTTTACTGATTGTCAAGCCTCCGACAAGATTTGAACTTGCGACCTTTGCTTTACAAAAGCACTGCACTACCACTGTGCTACAGAGGCAACTCCCCTTCCTGGGATCGAACCAGGGACCAAACGATTAACAGTCGTTCGCTCTACCGCTGAGCTAAAGAGGATTGTTTTCTTCTCTCTTGAGTTTGAAGTATAGTTTATAATACTTCTTTCTCAGTTGATCGAAGATTTTATTGTCTTCCTCAAAACCAAGTTTCTTAGTGTGCGTATAGCACCCTTCTAATTCAGATAACAGAAGTAAGATGTCTACTGGTTTCATAGTAAAAAAGACAACAGGCACGGCTGGGGTCGAACCAGCAATCTACCGCTTAGAAGGCGGGGGCATTATCCATTATGCTACGTGCCCATAAAAGAGGTGGAGATCTGTTTGTCGATCCCTCTTACGGTTTTACCTCTCGTGGCGTGTCTCAGGTCTCCCCTTGACTTAGATATTATAAGGGATAAGACCAAGTGTGTCAAGGGTACGCCTTGATACAATCACCTTTTCCATAAATAATCGCATAGTCCTAGTATATAGACAAGATGAAAGCAGGTCTAATAGCATTTGGAATGTTACTTTTGAGCACTCCTGCAATGGCAGGTGGCATTGTAAGCAAGCATGCATCAAGCGTCCAATTGACTGTTGACGCTGCCAGATCAACCGCAACAAGAGTTGGGAGTTCGTTCAGTATTTCCGGGTCAAATATAGATACTACTGATGGGTCAACTGCAGGTACAGTTTCTGCTGGAACAATTACTTCTGGTGTATATTCTCCAGGAACAATTGCAGCAACACAAGATACTGCAGGAGCAGCATTCTCCTTCAGTCAATCTTACACACAGGCCGATGCTGTGCCCACAAGTGCAGCTACTGTAGGCGCTATTCCTAACTTCGGTTCGGTTACTTCTTACACCGCCGGAACTGCAGGAGACCTAGCAGGTACTGTAACTTCAGCAGGTGTACTAACCGTGACCGCTGGTGGAGCTGGATCTAGTGCTGTCGGACAATTTGTTTCAGAAGTCACTGTAATTGACTGAGGTTAAATAATAATGACCAGAATACAAGAAGCAATCGGTCTCGGGTTGATTCTTGGTGCCTTACACGGAGCAGCGCAAGCTGTTCCGGTAGTCCCAAATTTTACCCAGGGCTCAATGTCAAGTCACACAGAAACTTCACAAACAATAACCGAGACCATCAACTCCATGGACTATAACACAGGATATCAGTATTCTGTGACAGGAAGTGGAATCACAGCATCAGGAAGTTTATCGCCTCAAACATCAGAATCATCAGCATCAATTGAAGGAGTGACATCAAAATGGGTTGGATTGAACAGCAGACCAAACTTCACACAGACAACACCTGGAGGAGCGTTCCAGTTTACGGAGACCTATCAAGGTCCAGGATTGAGCAACCACACAATCATCCAAAGAGAGACACTCATAGAATCGGTCACAGAAACTACAAGTATCTTCTCGCAGTAGTTTCTTTACTATTTGCCTCACCAGTCAATGCTAATACTGTTGGTGGGGTATCAGCAACAGCATCGCCGGTCGCAAACAGTTCCGGCAGCGTGACCAATCAGGCCATTCAGGTTTTGCAAGGTCCATATATTACCAACACTTATGGGTCAGGAATCCAGTGTCAAGGTCCTACTCGCAATTTTACTCCCTATGTAACGGGAAGTGTATCTGCGGCAAAACCATATGAACCATACTACATGGATCCAGTATACGATGTTACCGATAATTTCGGAGCATTCGATGAAGACAATAATCCAATTGGAGATGGAATTTTAGATAATCCCGGCGATATTGTCTTCCATAAAAAAACAAGAACTGGACAGAAAGATAACTATAGTTTAGGTGTTGGTTTCTCTATGACATGGAGTACACCAACAGATAAGAAGATGCAGGAGTTGTGTAAAGAAGCAGCATCTGCAAATATTGAAATGATGAAACAACAAACTGCCAATAAAAGATTAGATTTTGAGATCGCTCGTCTCAAGAATTGTGGCGAGTTGATGTTAAAGGGAATTCAATTTCATCCTAAAAGTAAATATTATTCCGTATGTGCAGATGTCCTAGTGAACAATCCTCCAGGACATACTCATCCACACATTCATAAGATTCCTAATGACTAAAAAACACTTCTAGTTCTTGAACCAACTGTTGATCTTGGAGATCTAGGTGAACCAGTTGTTACCTGAACTGAATCAGGCATTCTACCACTTTGTTGAGCACTACTTGTCACAGCTGACCGCTCAGAACTAGTTAAATCAGACCAACGAGCGTCCTGACCATTTTTGGTAATATTTGGCATTCTCTTACCTGTTGCACGAGAACCTGCACCTGGTGATGCTACTTCCCTAGGTTTTCTTGCAGTTGGTTTTGTTACTTCTCTGGGTTTTCTTGTTTCAGATTCGGGTTCAGGTTTTTTCTTCTCACTTTTTTTACTGCCACCAATTTTAAACTTACCAGAAACATTTACATTACCACTCACTGTGGTTTTCATTCCACCCTTCTTTGAAGATGCTGATTGTGCTTGTCCTGAATTAGCAAGTGCTCTATCAACAGCACCTCTTATCGATGCCGTTGTTGCTTGTGCAGGGGCAGCACCACGAGTAACTCTAGCAAAACCACTAATTTCTGCTTCAGCAAAAAACTCTTGAAATGTCTTCATTTCTACCCAATCTTTTACATATTATATTTATTTCTTCTTCCGTCTCGGGAACACAGAACGCAACTCCTTAACAGCATGATTCATCTGACGCTGTTCTGCTCTACGCTCCCCGTCAGAAAGCACTGGAGGTTTCTTACCTCTAATAGCAGCAATCTTCTTCATAACCTTCTTTACAGCAGGTTTGACTGCCTTTAGTAAAATATCAGCAAGAGGTTTGGCAAGTAGTGCTGAAGTGGTTGCAATTACGGCAACACCACCAACCTGCATCACCTGACCACCACTAGGAAGTCCCGCTACTATTTGTGTAGGTAGTGGGACTTTTTCTGTAATCTGGATACAAGTTTTATCGATAAGTTCATAACCAGTAACTATCTCCCTAAAACCATTAACATATGTTCCTACAGGTTCCTGTGCTTGCTGAACTTTAGTAGGACATTCAATTTTTACTGTTTTTGGTGAAGGTGGTTTAGGTGTTTCAATCTTTGGTGATTCTGGAATATCTGGTTCTGGAGTCTCTGTTTTTGGAACAACTGCAGGAGTTGTTATAGTCATATTCTCAGGTTCATATTGAATGGGATCAAAGCTTGGCATCCCACCATCACAATAAACCACTATACCCTGCTGATCATCCTCACCTATAGTTTTAGATTTATTATTTGATTCATGAGCCTCTACACATCCAGGAATGTCAACTACAGGAAGTCCGATGTTAACCACAACTGGTGGAGAAAGTGGCAATGAAGTAGATGTATCATTCAACCTATAAGTAGGAATATCAATCTCCCTAATTGTATCGATGCGAATATTGATATCCTTACTAGTAATAATAGGAATATCAGGCATCAGTCATCATTAAACATATTAAAAGCAGCAGTCCACATAGAATGAAAGAAGACGTATAAAAAAAATTGTTTATCTGCTTCTTTTTTAGCAGGAGACTTTGTTTTTCTCATGGCAATCTAATGTCAGGACCAGTTACTTCTGGAATGTCAGGCATGGCAGCATCAATTAAACCAGGAAGTGCTTCAGAAATTGCTTCTACTGCGGCATTCGCAACATTCTCTCTTGCCTGTTCTTTCCACTTTTCAATATTAGTATAGACATACACACCACTACCAATCACGGCAAGTGATGTAAGTCCAGAAAGAAGTGCGATTACATTGATTACTTTTTGCATGATGATTCTCTTTCATCAATTCCTAGTATATAGACAATTACATAGAAAACTCCAGCAAGAAGTATTACCAGTGACCAGACAATACTCCAAGTTACATCATTAACATCTGCAAGTGGTCTCAAAAAAAGATTCATCAACAATCATTGAATACAGAACCAATTTCTGAACCAACAGATTCTCCTACTTGATTGCCAAGGAGAGTTGCCCATCCTGCTGCCAACCATCCAATATATGGAA